CTTTAAATGGTAATGAAAGTGATTTGAATATGAGAACTGATAATTTACCAATGGTACCAAATGGTCTTCAAAAACACATGAATCCAAATATGTTAGCACAACGTGAACCTATGTCTCAATCCCGCCAACCATTTCTCCAACCTCGCGAACAAGTAATGCCAACTCAAAGAATGCAGTCATCTCGTCAATTAATGCCAACTCCTCGTGATTTTGATCCAATGATGATGGGAAACCAGATGGATAATCCAATGGGCGGTCCAATGGGTGGTCCAATTGGTAATCCAATGGGTAATCCTATGATGGGTAATCCTATGATGGGTAATCAAATGGATGACTTTAATAATAATGTTATGGAATATAATCCAGGAATGATGCCAGGCCAAGGAATGATGGCCGGTCAAGGAATGATGCCACCTGGAATGATGCCACCTGGAATGATGCCCCCCGGAATGATGCCAGGCCAAGGAATGATGCCAGGTCCTGGAATGATGCCAGGCCAAGGAATGATGCCAGGCCAAGGAATGATGCCAGTCCAAGGAATGATGCCAGCTCCTGGAATGATGCAAGGTGGTACAGTAAAAAACGGACACATAGTTAAGGCGTCTTCTATAAGAGGTGGTGGAAAAAGAGATAATTTTTTTTTTGAATCATCACTAGATAGTTCCTCAAAAAACTCTAATGACCTAAATAAGTTGTCGTTAAAATATAAGTCAAACGTGAAGAAAACTGGTGGTATGCGAATTATACCAGCATATATCGATTTAGATAAGATCTCCTATAAACCCAAGCTAAATTATATAGGCGGAGTTAGAATAATTCCAAGATATATTGATTTAACGAATAAAAATGATCCATATAAACCATTAGATGAAGCTTCTAATATCACAAAACAATATATCGAAGATAAAAAAGCGGAAGTTCCTATAAGTTATTCTATACCTCCTGCTCCTAGAGCTCTACAACCAGATGAACAAGTATTACCAAGTCATCGGGGTAGTATACAAGCACCACCACCCCAAAATTCTTCAGGACAAAATTACGAACAAAAATCAAATAATTCCTATGAACCAAGACCACAAAATAAAACATATAATAATAATCAAGGATCCAATGATAATGCTTTAAATGGAACTACACAAGCATATATAACAACACCAAATACACAAGGAGCATCAGTTCAATTAAATATACCTCCAGCAGCAAAAATGCCACAAAAGATACAAAATACATTTAATCCAACATATTATGTTCCAATGCTTAATCCATACCCAGCAACAACTGAAGGTAATCCAATGTTATGGCATCCAGCTGTACCACCAATAGTACAAAAATATAATATAACATTCGGATCTGCGGATGTAACTAGATTGGGAGAAGTATATGAAGATTTGTTACCATCAAAAATTGCTATAGCAAAGAATACATTTAATAGTTTATCAGAACGCTTATTAGTAGTAAATTATTTAAGAAGTGTATTGGTACGAAATTCTGATGGAGAAGAAATAAATTTTGATCAGAAAAAAAAGGGAAGACCAGAAATAAATGCTTTATTAAGTCACTTAAAAATTATTGGTGTAAATCCATACAATTATAATAAAATGACAAACAATCCTTATACCGGATTACCAGATAGATTATTAGTATATAAATCATGCTATCCAATTAAGGTATCACCTAATTCTCAAATTAAATGTGCGAATGAAAATATAGGTATCAATGTAAGAATATATCAAGAATTAGAGGGTGAAGCAATAATGAGTTTAGTTGGAGTAACGTATAAGGGATTATTTGAGATTTGGCGTGAAATTACCTTTTATGAATATGTGCGTGATGAGATAGTGAAGAAAAATGTATCACCTAACTTTGTTTCCTTAATATCATACTTTACACATCCGAGAACAATTATTGATTTTGTAAAATACCGTTTAGAAAAAGATACCAAACCAGATCCTAAAATGGAGAATTATTATACCATATATAATAGTTTTGTAAATAATGAAATATATAAAATACCTGGATTTAAGGAAGCACGAAGAAGCTTTTTAGAAAAAAAATATCTTGATCAAAAAATGAAGTTTACTCATTTTAAGGTAAGAAATCAAGCGATAAATGTTGGTGATACAGTAGTAGCATTAAATAATCAAGAAGAACAAATTAACCCCAAAATAAGAACATATGGTGAATTTATAGAGGATAAATTAAATAATGATGAATTTTATACAAACTATTCTGAGACATGTTTAATAGTATTAACCGAGGCACCTACTCAAAATATAATTTCATGGGCTTCTAAAAAGTTTGAACAAAATAATGTTAATTTATCAGTATTAAGAATGATTTCAACTGGTTATCATGATCCAGATGTATGGAAATCAGTATTATTTCAATTACATACAGCACTCTATGTTATGCATAAAAAAGAAATATGTATTTGGAATTTTAATCTTGAAAATAATGTATATATTAAAGAAACAAATATTGATAATAATAATATTGGTTTTTGGAAATATATCATTGAAGGTATTGACTTTTATATTCCAAATTATGGTGCTATTTTATTAATAGATACTAGTTTTAAAGACCTAGATGTAGATGGTACAACAATAAACCAGATTGACCTTAAGAGTAAATTACCGACAACAGATATAAATCGACTAAATAAGGAAGATTTTAGATATAAAATAATGATGGGTACTTTATTTGATACATCAGTGGCACAGAAACAATTATTAAATCAAAGAAACGTTGAACTATTTAAGAATAATATATTTAATAATAATGAATTTAATTCCCAGCCAAATAAAATTAGTGGTATGATACCACCAGATTCAACAATACTTGATTTAATTCAAAGAATCGGTGATTATCAATATCAGGCACCACAAATTCCAGTAGGAATGGCAATTCCACCAGCACCTTTGGTACCTCCTACTGTAAACTTAGATGTAGCAAATATAATTAAATCACATGCTCATTATTTACATAATAAAGTTGGAGTATTATTAACTCAAACGGAGATTCCTGTTCCTCCAAATGGAAACACATCATTTGTAATTGGTGAATTTGTTGGACATACCTTGTCACCAAACAATCATTATGGAGCAATAATAAAAAGTGTACCTGTTCCAAATCAATATGTTGAAATCATAACAATTGATAGAACACAGAGAAACATTGTTGGAGAGATTAGAATAGTACCTGTTGGTGAGGTTATTAAACTAAATGCTAAACCATCTCAATCATTTAAGCCCAGTATAAAAATAGATGAACAAGATTTGGTGGAAACCTATAGAATTGAATAATATATGAATAATAATTTATAAAAATTATTATAAAATATAATATATATAATGAATAGTTATTTTGATTTTGGTAAAAATAATACAAAGAATAAAAAATATAAATTAGAAGTAGATCCATTACCAAATTTTGATAAATTAAGTATGAAAAATATAGAAGTACAAAAAAATGCTGATAGAATTAATAAAAAAAATAATGATTACTTTAAATTATATAAGGATTTTGATGAAACAAAAAATAACCTCGATATTGTTCACAAATTAGAAAAAGCCCCCTTTTTATTCTTGAATATACATCCCAAGAAATATTATGAAAGGTATACAAATGAAAAACAATGTAGAGAACCTTCGTGTGAAGATGCTAACAATGTTGAACTAATTAAAGAAGCTTTCTTTTTAAGAGAAAATATCGAAATTATTCAAAACGCAATTATTAAAAATATTGCCAAACAAACAAAGTATTTAATTTCACGTCAGAAAGATGATGACATTATACTTTTAATGAATGGTATTTATCACGATTATGCCCGAAACCTACCTTATAACCTTAGAGAACAAGTCCAAGAGCTAAATGAGCGAGTTGTTAATTTTATAACTCCATGGCTCATTAATGAAATTGAAACATATCAAAGATATCTTATTGATGCTAATACTCCTTTACGACCACCTGAATTACCAGTTATGGTAATGAGACAGCGTAAGGAATCATTACCAAGCGTTTATCCACGCTAATAATTACTAATTATTAATTTAATAATTAGGAATAAATTTTAATATTTAATCGTTTCTCTTGTAGAAGAGAACTAAACCACGTCTGTTTAAGAGTTCTTCAGGATCACTGTTTACATTTGTAGCTTCATCAGTAGCAGGGGTTGGTACTAATTCAATGATTGGAGAGGATGATTGTTCAGTTACAGGGCCAAAGATACCGCCAGCATGGATTAATACTGGGCGGTAGGCAAGGAATTTACCATCACGTAATACCATTGCGGATGAACCAACAACAATTTCCTTGGAAACTAATGGGGCTGATGTAGCAGTGCCAGAAACAATTGGTAATAAGATTTCGGCAAATACTGCGGATTTAAGGTCATAGGTTTCATTTTCACCGATGTTAATGGTCTTGACGCAATTTACTTCGGCTTGGTTAATGGTATCATAGCCAGAAATAGTTAATGGAAGAGCATTGTAGAATGGAGTGTTGGGTGAGCGAATTTCAGGAGTCTTGAATTTTCTGGATAATGAAACGGCAATTATTTCATCAGCAGAGTGAACTCTGCGTTGTCTTTGTACAAATTGATTATTCTTGAATTCATAAATGGTTTGGTTTAAGACACTGGTTACACTGATTGGGGTGGTGATAGCAGCTTCAGGAGGTACGTTAATTTGGAGGTAAGGTACGTTGTATACTTCTTGGACATAGCCAGCAGAGTTGTATTGTTCATAGTTCATGCTGTTGTATAAAGGAGCACTGACTACAGTTAAGGGATTGAATGAGAAAGCAGCAAATAATCTCTTGAGGATAATAGATTCATCACCCATGTTGGCAACTTCAGGGGAATAGATTGAGAATTTGCAGTTATCAACTGAGTTAACGAATTCAGCAGCAGTTACATCGAAGTATTTACCAGCACGGAGAGCAATTACTGAGCTCCATAAGTGTTGTTGTAACATTACACGGTTGCGTAAATCTTTGATTGGGCTTTCACTGTCGCATACTACGTCGTTTTTATCAGTTACAAGAGCATAGAAGAGCTTGTAGTCTGGGAGAGTACCAATGGGTTCTTTTTGGTATTTGGCTTTGACTACGGCACCAATGTTAGATAATAACATACGTTCATCAACAGAGTTGAATTTAGGGATGAAGAGAGCAAAAAGTAAAGGATTAATGTGGACCGCAGGATTGTGTCTGTTGGCATCGTATCTTCCGTTAAGAGATACAGTTGAGCAGTCAACGTGTAACATAGATTGGATGATTACGGAAGCATGGAGAGTACGAGTAGCAGAGTAGACTTTGACGATTTCCTGTAAGACACCATATTCAGATTCTCTTAATTGAAGACCGTTGGTAGATTCAACGGCAACAGTTCCAAGTAATTTAGAAAATGATGTAACATTCTGGGAAGGGAACATTCCCTTTTCTTCCTTAGGTTGTTCATCAACTTGGGATTCTAATTTGGTTTCAACTAAGCGGCGGAATTCATCCATTTCAGAATCAGTTAAACCATTCTCTTTGGCGTATTTCTTGGATAATTTTAAGATGGAATACAAGGTGTGACCTGAGGTTGCTCCTTGTAAAACGTTCTTCATGATTAAATTGTAGAATTTGCGAGCAGTTCTACGAACATCGCGAGTACGTTCAGTTAATGAGTCCATTACTTTGTCATATAAAGTATTATCATTAGGATATTTACGTCTAAGACTTTCATAATCTTGGAGTGTTAAGGAAGTTTTTCCTTCACTTATTAAGCGTTCAACTTCTTTGTTGACATTAGCAGAGCCTGAACCACTATCAAAACTGTTTCTATTCATTATATAATATATTATATTAAAATAAATTTTTTATAAAATAATTAATTAGTAACTAAATATTTTTATGAATCTAAAAATTTATTAAACCTTTATTAAAAACTAAATCTATTATATTATGCTTCCCACTAGCAAAATTTCTAATATATACTATATATATTAGAAACTAATATTATGATATCTTTAATGAGGCTTAAAATTGCTACTTTAGTGCTTTCATGTTAAAATTGAATATCTGATATAATCAATATAAATATTACAACATAACTATATTAAATATGTCATTAAATTGGATTAATAAATATGAACCAACGACAAGTAAAGATTTTATTGGTAATTCAATAGCTATCAATAAAATTAAGCATTGGTTGCGTGATTTTCCAAATAGTTCCCCATCTTATATAATAATCGGCAGTATTGGGATTGGAAAAACTATAATATCTAAACTATTATTGAAAGAAGCCGGTTATGATTATATTTATTTTTCTTCAAGTGATGAAAAAAAAGATGATATATATGAAACCATAATAAATAATCCAAAGAAAAAAATAGGTGTAATCATTGATGATACCAATAGAATTAATTTAACGAATGAAAAGAAGAATATAATAAACTTATTTTTACTAAATGAAATTAAAAAGAAATTTCCAATCATATTGATATCTAATTTAACTCATTCTAAATTTATCAATAAATTAATCCAAAAGAAACATTGTCCAGAAATTAAATTTGAGTTACCAGGAGAGACATCATTAAAGACTATTATTAGTAAAATATCAACTGCTGAAAAATTAAATATTTCTCCTGAAGTTATCTCAAAAATAATCGAATACTCTCAAAAAGATATTCGAAAATGTATTTTAATTTTACAAGATTTATATCTCACTTATGGCTCGCTCTTAATTGATGAACTAAAATTTAAGATGTATCGTTTATATACTCAGAGAAAGGATATTGATTGTGGTCTTCTAATATCAAATAAAAACTTAATGGATAATTATAAATCAGTTCAATCAGTACTAAAAATGTATGATAAAGAAAAAGTTTTATTACCATTAATGTTGTTTGAAAATTATCCTTTGGCTATCGAAAATAAACAATTATCTCCTAAAGATAAAATTAATATGATAGCTAATATTACCAATTCATTATCAATTGGTGATGTTATTGAAACAAATATTTATTCAGATCAAAATTGGTATTTACAAGATACACATGGATTCTTTTCATGTGTAAATCCATCATTTAATATGGTTACTAAGAATAACAATAATAAATTTTATAATCTCAACTTTAGTTATGACCTAAATAGTGTATCAATTAAAAATATTAATCGGAAGAATTTTATTAATATTAAAAATCATTTGATAAATTTTAATAATAATGATATCCTGTATCTACATAAGATTTATAAATATCAACTCAGAAATAAAAAATCAGATAAATTAAATAAAATATTGACTAATTATAAAATAACTATCAAAAATTTAACATCAATTAATAATATTGATAAGACTTATCGTGAGAGTGTTTAAAAATTACCAACTTTAAAGCTTGTATACCTTTTAAAGATTGTATACCTTTTAAAGATTGTATACCTTTTAAAGATTGTATACCTTTTAAAGATTGTATACCAACTTTAAAATTTCCATTTAAGGTTTCCATTTAAGGTTTTCATTTAAAGATTGTATACCAACTTTAAAGATTGTTTACCCATTTAAGGTTTCCATTTAAGGTTTCCATTTAAAGATTGTATACCAACTTTAAAATTTCCATCTTTAAAATTTCCATTTTCTCAATTGTGCTAAATCTTCTTCTAATTTTAGCAAAAACTGATCATAATCATCATAACCAATAATATCAATTCTAGCTTGACGTTCTCTCATTTCTGCTTCCTTTTCTTTTTCTTTTCTCTTTTTACATTCATCTATAGATTCTAATCCAATATACATACAATCACTCAATCTCTTCTCCTCATAATAAATATATTCATCAATCTCATGATTAACATCTGCTAATTTCATTTCTAGCACCTGATACTGATATGTATCTTTCCTATATGTATTTTCTAATTCTTCTAATTTATCAATAATTTCATTCTGTCTCTCAGATAATACATCCAACCAAGTTGAATTATCCTCTTCCTCCTCTTCGTCATCTTCCTCATAATAGTAATCATTATCTTCCATATAATCAGAATCATCTGAATTTGCTGCTTTAGTTTTTTCAGGTTCAACCTTTTTAGGTTCTGGTATTAAAGAGGAAACAATATTAATTGGAACAATGGTGGTATCTAATTGCGTGGGTTTAAAAGTGTTCCAAACCGTTTTTGGTTTTTCAATTGTATTTTCTTTTTTAGTTAGACTCGGAAATGAAACTTGATTATTAATATTAATATTTACTTCAGGTATTTTTGGTTTTCGCTTAATTGTTGTTGCTGTTTGACTGTGATTGATGTTTCCCGGTTGAAGATTGTTAACCATTTGAAGATTGTTAACCGGTTGAAGATTGTTAACCGGTTGAAGATTGTTAACCGGTTGACTAAAATCATCATCATTTAAATTTGAAAATCGTGACTTCCTCTTACTTTTTACAACAGTAAAAGAATCATCACTCTCTTCAACAAGTGCCTTACTAAAACGATTTTCTTTTTGCATCTTGTTAATATATATTGATATTTTTATTTATTATATATAATAATCAATTTTTTCTTATATACTAATATATGAAAAAATATATTGATACCCCATTAATTTATAATTATTCAAATATTGATAAGCAAACAATTCATGGTTTAACAAATTTATATTTGAATTCAAAATCAAAAAATGTTGGAAATTTTAAGTGTACATCATGTAATTATAAAGGTTCATTATCAATCTTTAAAAATAAAAATTTATTATTTGATAATGAATTATTACATCATGTTGTTGAGCACAATCATAAACCACATCGCGAGATTCTACAAAAATTAAAAAAACATAATAAAATTAAAATTAAAGCAACCTATCATAAGGATACAAATAGTCATAAATTCATATTAAATCGTAATCAAATTCTAATTTTGGATAGTTTAATGGCAACTAGAAAATCTTATATTGATAAAAAGCATAAATTAAGATATTCAGAACATGCTGGTTTATTAGATTTTGATCAAGAAGGTCTCAATAAAATTTTAATTAGTGCTAAAACAGATCGTCAAGATAAAGATGATCCTGAAATCTTATTACCTCAAAATATGAAAGATGCGATCGATTATGAGTTTATGTTCCATACACATCCTCCGACACCCTATCCAGGTGCTCGTGCGAAAACAGGAGTGTTATACGAATTTCCCTCAATTAATGATATATATCATTTCATTGAGCATTATAATATAGGGGAAACTCAGGGATCATTAATAATTGCGCCGGAGGGTATGTATATAATACACTCTAAGACAGGTGATGATAAAATAAATGTAAATCAAACAAATGATATATTTAAAACATTAGTAAATGGAACATTTGAAATCCAACAAGAGGCAATTAATATATACGGTAATGAATTTAAGGATAATGATAAATTTTATAAGATTATCACAGATTTTAAATATATAAATGATTTTAACAAGTTACTTAAAAAATATTTAGATGACCAAATATTTATTGAATATATACCTAGAAAAAAAGATGAAGATAATAATTATATAATAGATAAGTTGGTAATTGAATTAAAACCAATCGAAAAAATAAACTCTAGATAAAGATTCTTTTATAAATTTTAAAAAAATTAATATATATATAAATAATATAATATGCCATATACATTAGAACAAGTCGGACAAACTAATAATGATGATAGTAGTATGAGAATCTTATTAATAATTGGTCTCGTTGTTATCCTATATTTTCTATTAGTCCAAACTAATTTACCAAAAACCGTCATGGATATGCTTAGAATAGAATCATTCATTAATCCCGAATCAACTGCAGCCGATGAATTAAATCGTAGATCTAGTCCAGCTGTAGATTTATCAGCACCCGGAGTTCCTTATCAATCTCCTCCCGCTCGTTTAGGCTATAGTTCTTCTAAAATGTCATCAATGTCACCTAAATCAACACCTAGTTCTACACCAAAGTCATCACCTAAATCCACTCCTAAGTCATCACCAAGATCCACTCCCAAGTCATCACCTAGAGTTGTTAAACGTGTCGTAAAAGCATCACCTAGATCCACTCCTAAATCATCCCCTAGATCCACTCCTAAATCATCCCCTAGATCTACACCAAGAGTTGTTAAACGTGTAGTAAAATCATCACCTAAATCAACGCCATCATCTAGTAGAGCATCTTCTCCCAAGGGAATGTCATTATCTAAATCTACGACAATCGCTGCTAAAATGAGTAAAGATGTAAAGAGTAAAAAGATAGAAAAATATACCGATGTTAATAGATTATATTCTACTAGAGATGGATATGATTTAAAGGTTCCCGTTTCTAAATCTGTTTGCTCTCAAAAATGCTGTGGTTATTATTGGAAGGAAAATATGGATGGATTATTTAAGAAGAATGATCCTGTAAAATGGAGCGATGTTGGTGTTGGTAAAAAATATAGATCATCTAATGTAACATGTATGGGTGATGGAGTAGCTCCTCCTGGCTGCAGATGCTATACTGGTGCTCAACATGAATTACTTGCTACACGTGCTGGTAATGGAAGTAGAGAATATTAATATTGGTAAACTGGTAAACTGGTTAACATTTTATTTTTTAGAGTTTAGAGTCAAATAATAATATATATTAATAATATATAATATTATCTTATAGTTATGGCTAATTCAAATTATTTAACTGAAATAAAAAAAGAATATACAATTCAATTAGTAAATACGCTTACACCAGCAATATACGAAGGTATTAATTCTATATATTCTGAAGTAAAAAAGATGGCAAAAGATGGTGAAGAATTAAAGATGTTTCAGGGATTCTTATCAAAAATTCCCACTTGGAATGAGCAAATGATTACGATGGAAGCGACACGTATTAAAACAGTAACACCCAATGCCGAAATAATTGATGATTTAATAAAGGCGGTAATTCAATCCAATATTCTATTATTAACATCAACTGATTTAGCTGAAAAACACAAAGTATTAAATGAATTTAATCTCAATCTTAATTACACAAAATTCATCCATAATGTTTATATTGAGGTAGCAAAAACATTTTATAATTATCCATTTTTATTTTTCCATAAAGTTCCAGCATTAGAAATAAAAAAAAATCAATTAAAAGCACATAAATTAATAAAAGAAGCTATTGAAGAGGCAATTCGTAAAATGTTACCATTACAATTAATTCTTAAAAAATATTTAGGTATAATGTCTGAAATAAATGATGATAAGAGTTATGTAAAACCGCTTATAGTTAATACTGAAGGGAATGAAAAAAAATATGATCTAAAATCTGAATCAAAAACAAAAAATGCCGGTACAGAATCGATGATTACAACAGCTTCTGCTCAAAAAGGAGGAGCTATTCCAGCTGATCCACCAATGACTCTTAAAGAAATTTATGAACAACAAAAAGTAGCTGGTCTAAATTCATCCTCTATAAAACATATACCAATGTCTAGTCCTGTAAAGGGAAATGAAGGACCAACAAATAAAATTAGTATTGTTATACCACCTGTAAATTCAAATAATAAACAAAAAAATGATAGTGAGACAAGTCAACCATATCATCGTCAAGAAGGAGGAATTGAAGAAGAATTTAGTAATATGGCAAATAGTAAACCCAAATTAAGTACAATATCTGAAAGTAATACAATGAGCTCTGTAAAACAAAATAAAAGTATATTTAATTTTAGAGGATATTAGTTTTTTATAATTTAATATTTTATATATATAAAATATATATACATTATGGAAACAATATATTCTAAGCTCGATTTTGATAATCCTCTTTTTGATAGCATTTTAATGTTTTGCGCAATTACAGTTATTCAATATTTAGAAACCATATATGATGAGAAAAAAACGGTATCTTTAAAAGTATCATTTGTAGCGGGTGTAATAGTATTTTTAATAGTGTATTATATTGATAATAAATATATGAAAACTAATATTGGTACTCAAGAAATATTTACTGATATGGGGGCATTTAATTAGATTTAATTTCAATTTGTTTACTGGTTTACTATATAAAATGATCTCCTTTATTGGTTTCCATATATGGTAACTTTAAAATGGTAACTTTAAAATTGTAACTTTAAATGTATACCAACTTTAAATGTATACCAACTTTAATTGTACACCAACTTTAATTGTATACCAACTTTAATTGTACACCAACTTTAATTGTATACCAACTTTAAATGTATACCAACTTTAAATAGTTTATAAATTTTTTTATATACACTAATATATAAAAAAATGGCATCTCTAAATGTTAATGGTCAAGTATTAATGTTACAACAATTTAATTTAGATAGTTTAATTTATAAATCGCCAAAAGATAAATCATTTTTAAATCCAAGAATTTGTATCATAGCAAAATCAAATAGTGGAAAATCATGGGTTATTCGTGAAATTATGAAAAAATTAAGTGACATACCTGCCGGATTAATAATAGCTCCAACTGATCGGTTAAATAAATTTTATGATGTTATATATCCATCTACATTTATTCATCATGAATATAAGCCAGAAATAATGGAAAAATTATTAAAAAGACAAGATATGATAATAGATAAAAATATTAAAAGAGTCAAAGATCATAAAAAACCTATAGATACTCGTGTTTTATTTATCATGGATGATTGTATGAGTGCTAAAAAACAATGGGCCGAAGATCCAAATTTCTTATCGATTATGAATGAAGGACGTCATCGACACATAACATATGTATTATCTATGCAGTATTCATTAGGTATTTTACCAGAATACAGATCACAATTTAATTTCATATTTCTTTTAGCAGAAGATATGAGAATGAATCGAAAGAAATTATATGAACATTATGCTGGAATGTTTCCATCATTTGAATTATTTGAAAGTGTATTTTTACAAATGACACAAAATTATGGTTGTATGGTTATTGACAACAGTTCACGATCAATTGATTTAAAAGAAAGAATATTCTATTTTAAAGCACACGATATTAAGGATTTCCCAATTGGAAATAATAGATTTATTGAATTTCATAAAGATAATTTTAATCCAAATTATGGTAAAAAACCAAATATTTTTGATATTAATGATTACATGATGCGAAGAAAAACAAATGTACTAGTTAAAGTTAACAAATATTAATTACCCTATTTATTCGGATCATATATTCCACGTGTCTTATCTAATTCACGTCTTTTTATGACATTATTATCATTAAATGATCCAATCCAGGGAGTCTGTTGTTCAAACATCGATTTAAAGATTTTTTCAGCTTTCACTGGCTCCAACTCCTCTTCTTCTAAAGATCGTGGAATATACCTTACTACTTGATTTGGTATAGGTGTTGTTTGTCGTGTAAATCCAATTACAATAAAAATGATTGATAAAAAAAATATAATATTTGAGATAATAGTTAGGTCCATGTATATATTATGTAGATATATTAATCATTATAAAATAGCGTATTAATCATTTTATGTATTTCATCATCTGATAGATCTAAATTATATTTATATTTAAATTTTTGTTTCATAGTATGTAAGAATTTATCATCAATATCTTTTTTTAATTCAAAACTGAGTAAAAAATTTAAATTTAATAATTTCTTTAGCATAATTAAATCAATCATTCTTGCCGGATTTTTTCTTATATAAAGTGCTCGAAATGGTATTACATATTTTAATCTTAAAAATTTAAGACCACAAAAATAAAAAGAATTTTTTGGATCAACAATGAATTCATTAAATGAATCATATTTGGTAAATAATTTTAATCTACTTTTAATTTCATCTTCCCATACACTCCATGATTCTTTATCTAATACTGATATAATATCATATGGTCCAAATAAACTTTTATAATTATTACTATTAATATTTATATCATCTGTAGCATACATATCAATATCTTTAAATTTACGAACACCATATATAGATAAAATTGTGCCAGATGTAATTAAAAACTTATATTGTTCAACTATTGATAAATTATATAATTTTTTTTTCAATATCAATAAATCTGATTGATTTTTTTTAAAATCTAAAAATTCTCTACAATTTTGTTTTTCTAAAAAATTAATACTATTTATATTAAAAAATATATTAGCAAAATCAATCGCATCATTAAATGTCTTATTTATACGGACATTTGTTTCAAAAAAATTTTCAAGTTCTATCTCTTTTTCTTTCTCAAATACTATTATTTTAATTGTTGTATCTTCTGTTAAATTTAGTTCTTTTAGTGTACCAGCTATTTCATAATCTGTCTTCATTTTATCGGTTGTAGCATATATCTGATATAATAAATTATACATCATCTTATATGTCATTTTTAGTTCTTTAATATAACAAATTGTACCATATGATTCCAACTTTTTAATATCTTCAATTGATGGATATAAAATAATTACTTTGATGTTTGGACGACATTTAATGTATTCATTAATTATTTTATCACTCATTTCAGATTGATTTAATTTTTTTAAATTCTTATTACGAATATATTCATAAATATCCCTATAATAACTACAATATGGGAATTTATATTTTAAATATTTTATAATTTTCGTGTATTCAAATGCCCCAATATTTAATATTGGATCTAATATTTTATCTATTGTCCAATTCATATATTTTTATATATAATTATATATATAAAAATAATCCAAAACATTCCAAATCAGGTTCATACAGTCTTACTAACCTTTGCCAACATATCCTCATACTTTTTCTTAGCTGCTGAAACTTCATCATTCAATTTACGTATCTTATCTTCTTTACTATGAATAACGTCTTTCTTCTCTTCAATCTTCTTTTTACCCTCCATAATTTTCTCCTCTTTCTGTTTTAATTGTTTCTCCTTCTCTAATAAATTATCCTCTAATTTATTAGTTTCTACCGCTAATTCATTATCTTCTAATTTAGCAGCAATGCCCGTTTTTAATGCCTCCTCCGCTTTTAATTTCTCCTTCTTTTCTTTAGTATCCGCTAAAGCTCTCGATACCATCTCCGCTTTTCTTTGTTCAAAAAATTGTTTACCCTTCTCCTGATTATCCTTATACCCCTTCATCAATCTGTTTAATTCTTCATCTTTATAAACTGAATCTTTTGCCTTTTCTGGATCATCATCAAATGGACACCATTTACCAACTTCTGCTAAGTAAATATTGACATTGGGATCAAGAGAATTTAAAAATTGGATCCTTTTTTGTGCTTCCTCTACAGTCTCATATGATCCCCTTACTTTAAATGTATACATAGAATTTTTTTCATCAACATCACTAAAACTCTTCGGAGTTAGTACACTAATTACACAATATTTTTGAGAAGAGATAACTGGATCTTCATCTAAATAATCAACTTTGTCAGACATACTATATTATATATAGTAAATATATCTTTAAATTGTGATTTAAACTAATTATAAATTAATTATCTAATTCAATTAACTTCATAATCATTAGATCGAATTTTTGTTTTGTTGTTTTAGTTTTAGCCTCGGTTGTTGCCCATTGTCTTACATCCTGTTTTACTAACGTCGGATGTCTCTCTATTATAAATTTATCACCACGTTTTTCAGATGCTGGTTTGTAGTAGCAATATTTTGGCATCATATCTGGAGTAACACCGCAATCTTTTGGAAGATTACTAGTTAGATTTTTGAATCCTTGAGTGGCTAATTGTTGGGCAATTTCTTTGGATTCTTCGTCGATTTTTTCAATGGGTTCATCTTCTAGTTCTGCTAGATTTTTGTTGATGATATCTTGGGGGAAACCGGATAGTTGGAGGATGTCGTTAAATTCAATAATTCTTTCATTTCTTTCTTTTACATTATTTAATGTTTCTAATAATTTAGCATATTCTGGATTTGCTAATTTATATTCTTCCAGTTTTAATATTGTTTGTTGAAGCTTAGCTTTGAGACTAATTTTTTTTGAACTAGTAGAAAACCATTTATAAGGTGGATCTTCAAATTTAATCTCAATATAAAATCTGTCTCCATGTAATCCTTCTGGATTTTTATAGTAAATATTTTTTGGAATATCTTGAGCATTAATTCCACAGTTAATAGGAAGTTCCACAATTCTATCTCGTTTTTTCTGATTAATATTTTGATGAGTTTGAGATAATTCTCTTAAATTTACCTTACGATTATCACGACCTATGCGATTGATATGATCAATTGTGTGATGTTGACCCTTACCGTCAAATGTAAGTTTATTCATGACAAAATTATGAAGATATAATTGTTTTGTAATTCCATCATCTGTTACATGAGTATTACCAATATAATTACCTTCACTTCGGTAATGCCACTTTTTATTAATAACTTTCTCTTTTTGATCATAATCAACTACAAAAAGATAGTCTTCTGTATCATTAAAAGGTACATATCCAACAACATATTTATTTCCTTTGTATTCGACATCCTTATGATGAATTACATTTATATAGGTTGTAATAGTTTTATCTACCATCTTTGTTGTTACTATTTTTTCAGTTACCTTTTTTGGTACTTGAATGGTTTCGACTTTTGAAATCTTTGTAAGTTTGGGAAGAGACATTATGTATATAATATATATAAATAATAAGTCTTTATATGAGTTTATTTTTTTATCAATTTTTTAATATAAAAATAAGTAACGTTTTTAGTTACTATAGGCTAAGCCCGCCATGCCACTCATGACACGTAAGACGTTGTAGTTAACGGCATAGACTGAGAATTCAGTGCTGCTACCAAGGTATTCAGAATAAACATTGGTTTGGGCAGCACCAGTGACGGAGTTGGTTCTGCCGTAGGTAACGTTGAGGGTAGCGTTATCGATACGGGAAAAGTTGCAAGTGCCGGAAGGTTGGTGTTCTTCAGGGTTGAGGGCAAAGGAGTAAACGTTAATACCGTCGGAAGGGGTGTTGCTGAAGTGTTGGTAAGGTTGGACATAGTTGAAGTATTGGCCTTCACGTTGGGAGAAACGATCTTGTCCGTTGAGTTGGAGAAGGGCTGAGGCAGTTGAGTTTTCACTGCCATCGAGTTGGAGGCCAAAGTTGTCATATTGGGTGACTTTTACATCATAGGCGGCACCACCATCACCATAAGTTTCAGGAACACTTAAGTTTACAGTTTCATCTTGTCCGTTATCAAATGTAATGGTAGTGGTACTTACAAGGGTTGAAATTGGTTGAGATATTACATCAACTGGTAAGAGTTGACCTAGAATGGTGATATTATCAACATCGGCGACAGCAGTATTACCATTAACTGATACGGCAACCGCATTAATCCAGGCAAAAGCAGCGTTATTAGTCGCGTTTCTTGGAGTTACTCTGCCATAGGAATCAACGGTTACAATACCAGAAGAGTTTACAGTGGCATATTTGAGAACGAAACGTTTAGTGGCTGCGAGTCTTACAGAATCAATGTTAGAAGGGTGGTAGGCAAGGAAAGAACTGCCACTGGTGTAGCGACCGAGTTGAGTTGTCCAGATTAAGTATTTGCAAGGGTGATTTAAGTTGAGTCTGAAACGAGCGTTTGAGCCAGTAACAGATTCAGCACCAGGGAATTGAAGAGCTTCGATTAAGTATTCGTGGGAAGCTTGGGCGAAGCGCTTACGTTCTTCAGAATCAAGGTATACATAGTCTACATAGAGAGAGCATTCGGACATCTTGAGGTTGAGGGCAGTGGCAAGGGCGCGACCAGTATTAGAAGTACCTGCTTCTAAGACTACTAAGTTTTCTACAGGGGTGAATTCAAAGTTAATGCGGACTTCGTGGTATTGGAGAGCAATGAGGGGAAGAGCAAGACCATCGTATTTGCAGAAGAAGAATTTCATGGGGACCCAGATAGTATATTGAGGGTGGGTTTCATTGAGAACGGTGAGAGATTCAACGTTGCCAATCATGGTGTTGTAACCACGATCTTGGCCGATCTTTCTGGAGAGTTCATTCCAGATAGTGAGCCATTCACCCCAGTGTTTATCGATTTGAGTACCGCCGATTTCAAGGGTAACGTTGTCGATAAGGGCATGGCCGAGGGAAGTGACCCAGGCCCATTTAGTACCACTGTAGGAAGTGGTAGAATCACCGGCAGATACTACTACGCGGAGATAGGATTTGGTGATTAAGTCACCATTACGTACTACAGGGCATTGAACTTTGCGGCCGAAATCACCGGTACCGTTGAAGGTCTGTTCGATGGATTCCATGGCAAAGTTGGTGTGTCGTCTGTAGACGATTTTGAAAACGCATATACCCCAAAGTTTCCAATGGGGGCTAGACTATACCTTAAGCTAAATTATAAAATTTAACCCACTAACATCTAGTCGTTGAACTGCATCCATATTAATATTTGTAATATTTTTTAATATTATATTAAGTTAGGACTTGGCTGCTGATTGCCCATTTATACATTAAATCTTAAAAAAGTAATGTAACATCTTCTATATTTTCACCATACCCAAGTTTTTACTCTTGGCCATTAAATGTATTTCTACCTTAATTTGGTAATAGAAGCTTTAGGGGTTTCCAGCAATTTGATAGTGTCGCAAGAATTAGATCTTTAAAGTTAAGTTTTTTAACCTTTTTAAGTTTTTTAACCTTTTTAAGTTTTTTAAACTCTTTGATCTATTCTTACTAGCAACTGTTTTTTCAATATTGGGGTGAGCAATATGAAATGGAAAACTAAACGGTTTCTCTCTAACATATCCATATAGTTAGAGCGTGTTGCTTTTCAACTCTTTTTTCAAAAGTGATTTGAGGATTACCTGTACATCGGTTCCCATACTTTCGTGATGGGGATGGACTATACCTTAGGCCTTCATTGAGAATTGCTAATTCTCTCCGACCCACTTACATCTAGTCTCTGGACTGCATCCATAGATCTTGCATAACGATCTTTAGGACTTGGCTCAGTGCTTATCCAATAGAATACCATTAATTTTACACATTTAGTATTCACATCCTTTTGCTTATTACTATACCCAAGGTTGCTATTCTTGGCCATTAATTGGTTTCCCAACTAACTTAGTACAAAAGGCTCTTCGAGGAGTTCGCCTGAATTTGAAAGTGTCGCAGGATATCACAATTGTGATCCCCACTAGCAGGTGTGATTATTTGGTACTGGGTATACCAAATAGATATATATCACTAACTGATTTTACCTAAATAATCTATATATCTGATTATTTAGCAGCCTGCTTTTCTACCCAACAGTTTAGGTAAACATCTTGCATGTTTCACTATGGTTTCCCATAATGCCTGACTATATCTTATGAGGATTAATGATCCCCCGAATGACATTTAGTCGATGAACTGCATTCCTTATTTTAAACTAAATTAAAAAAGGAACTTGGCTGCTGATTACCCATTTATGTATCTCTACAACATCTTACATATTTTCACCATATCCAAGGTTTTCTCTTGGCCACTATCTATATTACTATGATAGTTTGGTAATGTAAGCTTTAGGGAGTCCCAGCAATTTGACATTCTTGCTAGACATATTAACATCTTTAAACTTTTAACATCTTTGAACTTTTAACATCTTTAAACTTTTAACATCTTTAAACTCTTTACATCTAACTAGCAGGTTATATAGGATAAATTGGGTAATTTATCCCTTGGTATTTACACAGGTTTCTTTAATAAGGCGATACCAAGATCCTTATTAACTGCCTACTGTTTGCGCCCAAGATAAAAAATCAAGCGCCATAAGCGACTAATTGCATTAAACCTCCACCCATTATATATATAACTTTATTAAAGAAAAAAATTCTGAGAAATTAATTTAATTAAAAAAATAAAAACTATAGTATTTTTTTAATTTAAGAATAAACCATAATTTTATTATATATATGTTCAAAAAGAAAAATTCAAAATATCACTCAATTCTTCAAACCATAAAAAAACAACCTGTCAAGTCTAATCTAGCAACCCGCCACGATGAAATCACAAATGAGTTACAAAGCAATAAACAAAAAATTCAAGTACTCAATGATGATCTTAAAAAAATAGATGAAACTTTAAAAATCACCACAAATATATCTGATAAAAATCAATTAACAATTAAAGCAAGTGAATTAAAATCACAAGTTCAACAATTGTCATTATATGATGAATTTGATTATTATCATGACGTATTTGACATCTTAATGGATTACGAGGATGATAATCAAGATAAATTTAATTTATTAAACAACTATTTATCAAAAGTTGACAAGGACACAATTATAAAAAAAACCAAGAAAAATAAATTTGATAATATGTCAAAATTTTGTAATAAATGTAAAGATGAAATGATTCTAGATTTACATAATGGTTTAATGGTTTGTCACATGTGTGGTGAAAGTCAAACTATTCTTATAGAAAGTGATATTCCGAATTATAAAGAAGATTCAAATGATACCAAAACATATGTCGCCTATAAAACTATGAATCATTTTAATGAATGGCTCAATAAAATTCAAGGAAAAGAAGTTATTGAACTAAGCAACGAGGTTTGCGAAAAAATCACCAAAGAAATTCATAAATATAATTTAAATGGTAATCCCAAAAATATATCCCCACAAATTATGCGCGAAATTCTAAGCAAATTAGGTTTAAATAAATATTACGACGATATTCCATACATAATATTTAAAACAACCGGCAAAGAACCTCCTCAGTTATTAAGAGAACAAGAAGAAAAATTAAGACAAATGTTTCGCGAAGTTCAAGAACCATTTAAATTATATAAACCTAATATGCGAAAAAATCTAATCAGTTATTCATATATTATTTATAAATTATGCGAATTAATTGAATTAGATTATATTCTACCTTTCATTCATTTGTTAAAATCAGATCAAAAAATTAAAGATATGGATATTAATATATGGAAAAAGATATGTACTCATTTGAATTGGGAGTTTATACCTAGTATATAAGTTGGGAGTTAATTATTATAAATAAATATATATATATAAATTAATATGACTGGAGGATTAATACAGATAGTAGCATATGGCACCGCCGATATATTTTTAACTGGAATGCCCCAAATAACATTTTTTAAACTAGTCTATCGTCGCTATACAAATTTTGCGATAGAAAATATAGTTCAAAGATTTAGTGGTACACAAAATTTTGGAAATACAATATCATGTACTATAGATAAGATAGGAGATTTAGTTAGTAAAATGTATCTTCAAGTTACCCTTCCAGATGTAATGTTAATGAACCCTAATTATATATCAGATTACACTCAACAAGATGCCTATGAAATTTCCAATCTTCAAACCCAATATAATGAATTCAAAATAATTATAAACTACATATATACTTTCTATCGAGAACTTAATTCATATATTATTGGTATAAATCAAAATATTAGCTTAACAAATCTGTTTGCTAGAGTTGAACAGATTACAAATGTCTATTATACTTCTCAAGCATACAGTAATTTAAAAATGCAATATAATTCTACATATAATCGTCTAAATCTTATAAACACATTTCTCCCTGGAAATAATTTTTATAATAGTGAGGGTAGTTATTTATATGATGGCTCATCATTTCGTAATGTAAGATTATCAGATATTGATATTATCAAGATTATTGCTAATTATAAAATTTCTAGTTTTTCTAGTTCAGCTCAATTAGTTAGTCAAATTAATAATGATTTATTTTCATATGTTAGTAATACAAGCCAAATTGATAAATTCTTATACAAAAATATTCAGAATTATCAAAAATTACATCTAAATTATGAAAATTATAAATTTGCTTGGGTACAAAAAATTGGTCATCAAATTATTAAAACATTGTCTCTTGAAATAGGTGGACAAATAATTGACCGGCATGATAATGATTGGTATAATATTTGGAATGACTTATCTCTAAACAGTGAATTACAGACAACATATGATAAATTAATTGGAAATATTCGTCCATTAATTACGTATGATTATACTAAAAAGAATTCTTATACTTTGAATATTCCTTTAAATTTTTGGTTTAATAAATATATTGGTGGAGCACTACCACTAGTATTTTTAAGATATAACGATGTTCGTATAAATTTAGAACTAAGAAATATACGAAATTTAATATTTACTGATGCTCCATCAGATTTTAATTTTGAGGATACTATTGAAATATCCGATATTAATTTATTAGTTGATTATATATATTTGGATGTTGATGAAAGAACTAAATTTGCTCAATCACCTCAAGAATATTTAATTGAAGTTGTTCAAAATTATAATTATCTTAATGTTAATACAATTAATACTACAATTGAATCATTCTTTATTAATTCTGTTAAAGAAATGTTTTGGGTTGCTCAATCTAATACCAATTTAGCTAATAATTTACTAAGTGTTTATGATTTAGGTATTATTTATAATGTATCCGCAATTAATTACATTTCTACCAGTACATTGGAACGAAAGATTCAATTAATAACCGGAATACACGTTTTTAATATTGGTGATACAATTAGTATATTTAATTCACAATATTATAATGGAACCTATACAATAATTGATACTAATTTATCATCAATTACAATCTACTCATTATTTTATCTAAGTGAAAATGATTGTTTTGTTCAATTAGTTAGTTCAAATGATTCATCTGATAATTCGAATTATATTAATCCATTTAATCTTACAACCTTTACATTTGAACAATATCAACGAATCCAAAATTATGATAATACTTATACCAATTTTGTCCAACCTTGGCAGTTTCATACTAAAACACCATCAAATGGTATTAATTCGTATACATTTGCTTTAATACCAGAACAGTATCAGCCAAGTGGGGCTGCTAATTTGAGCAGTTACAAATATAAATCTTTTGTATTTCAGATGAATAATAAATTAAATAAAAATTTGTTAGCGAGAAAGGATGCTCTGACTATAAAGACTTATGCTTTGGGTTATAATATTTTAAGTTTTCGAAATGGAATGGCGACTTTGGTTTTTAATATTTAAATCTAACCCTTAAAGTTTGTATACTCCCTAAACACGACCTCCTAACACGTCCCCTAAACACGTACCCTAAATACAACTCCCTAAATACAACTCCCATAACGGCATCCATTAACAAGTTTCATTAACACGGTCCCTTGACGGTTTACCAACTTTAATAGTTTACCAACTTTAAAAGTTTAAATTTAGTTTATTCATATAAATAATTATCTATAAACATATATATAATATTGAGACGGATTCTAAACCTCGTGAACCAACAAAAACCCTTCTTCACAGTTAACCCACAATTGGTGACTGATCAAATTAATCTTTGGAAATATCATTTACCTAATATACAACCTCATTATGCTGTTAAATGTAATAATGATGATTATTTGTTACGTAATTTAGCTATGAATGATATTAATTTTGATTGTGCCAGTGTGGGTGAAATAAAACAAATTTTAAATTTGGGAATTGACAGTGATCGTATTATTTATGCTAATCCATACAAGAGTCAAAGTGCTATAGATTATGCTATAAATAATAAGGTTCCTATAACTGTTGTTGATTCAATAGAGGAATTAATGAAATTGGGAATGAGTTTGAGAAACCGAGAAATTGAAACATTGGTTAGATTAAAGGTGAATGATAAAGATTCTTTAATGCCATTTAGTTCAAAGTTTGGAGCTTCATATGAGGAAACGATGAGTATATTGAAGTTGGCTAAAAGATTAAAGATTAATATTTCTGGGTTCTCATTTCATGTTGGGAGCGGTTGTTATAATCCGAATCAGTATTATGAGGCGGTTAAATTAACATATAATGTGATGATAGATAGTTTAAAGAATAAAGAAACATCACATGATTATAAAATTGTAGATATTGGTGGTGGATTTACGGGGAGTTGTGATGAAAAATTCATTGATCAAGCAAATAAAATTAAGGAAGGAATGGAATTATTTAAAAGTTATCCAAAAAATGATTTAAAATTTATATCAGAACCGGGTAGGTTCTTTGTGACAAAAACAAATACATTGTATGTTCCTATTATAGCTAAAAGGAAAACAAATGGAAAAATATTTTATATAATTGATGAGAGTTTGTATTCATCATTTTCTAATATCACATATGATATGGCAAAACCTAATTTTAAGATAATGATCGATACATCAAATAAAAAGTGTATTTTTGATAGTGTGATATTTGGTAGAACGTGTGATTCTGCTGATAAAGTATTAGAAATGAAATTACCGGAATTACAAATTGGAGATTATTTCCAGATAAATAATATGGGGGCTTATACGGTGGTTTCATCGACTAATTTCAATGGATTTGATAGTACGGAGAAGGTATATTTAATGTAAACTTTTTAAGATTGTAAACCTTTTTAAGATTGTAAACTTTGTTAAGATTCTATGGATTAGTATTAAATATAATATCATTACCTGGATGGTTCTCTCTTACTGATTGTTCCAAAAAGGTATAAAATAATGTAGGGGCAACTCCACCTAATTCACTAAATAATATTTCTTCTTGTGCTGCTTGTGATATATGACACTGAATTGCTCGTGCTAATAAATCTTCGTGAAATCTAGGATCAACTGGTGGAGCAGCAAATGGTGGAATTAACTGAGCTCTTCTAGTTATTCCAAATCCAGCAAGACGTGCTAGAATTGCAGCATTAAATTCAGCATATGAAGCATTATAATTCGGTTGAAAAATACCGTTATAGGCAAATCGAGCATTTAAAAATCTAGTCTCCATTGGAAATGGTACACCAGCAGCGGGATTACCATAAACTATGGATATATCTGTCAGACTTTGATAAATTAATGGCATAAATAACCAACTATTTAAGGGTTGTAGCGCAGCCGGAACTGGGTATCTTTTAATTTCAGCACCACCAATTTGATTAATTTTCAAAGCAAGATACTTCTGATTGATACTACCGCCTTGTTTGATACTACCGCCTTGCGCCAAAGCATCTTTTAGAGCAAGATACTTTTGCTTATACTTCAAATATTTATTTTTATAATCCATATAAACTAACTAACTAAATTAAATTTAATACATTTTTAAATTTAATTTTTATTTAAAAGATCATTATATATTAGAATATATGCCTTCGGGAATTATACAATTATTGGCAAGTGGCGCCCAAGATAAAATATTAGTAGAAAACCCGCAATTTAATTTCTTTAAGCAGGTTTATCTAAAGCATTCGAACTTTTCTATTTTCAATTATGAAATTCCTATTACATCCCAGTATGATTTTGGAAGAACAGTTCAAGTAGAAATTCCAAAAAATGGTGATTTGTTACGTGGATTACAATTAAAGATCGAAATACCTGGTATTTCTATTGAATATAATAATCCGGCGAATGTAGAAATAGAAAATATTAAAAAGGAATATTCTTATAAATCAATTAATCTACAGACGTATGACTATAATTTATACAATTTAAATTTATTTGAATCTGTAATGGCATATGAATTAGGTAATGCTTCAGTTTATTCCTATTTCCCAGTCTATTTATACAATTCAAATGTAGAAACATACAACGTAGTTATGCCAAAGATTGATTTAAATCAATTTATTGTTCCAACAACTTCTAATAATCAATATTATTTTGAAGTAAATTCAAATCCATTATTATTTACTAATCCAAATATAATATACAATTATCCCGCAATTAATACACCATTAATAGATATCGATTATGCTACTTTTTATACTAAAGCTTTATCATATTCAAACCGTAATAATAAATTAACTGCTACATTTAACGTACTTAAATATTTGACAGCACAAAATGATACTACTAATTTACTAACATCTGATAATATAAAAAATATTTTTATAAAAAATGTTAAAGATTCATTATTTACGAGTCAGGAAATAGCATCAATTTATGGATTAAATGAATATATTAATTCAATACGTTTTATTAGACCAATTAATTTGTATGATGGTAATGTGGTTACTAATATAATTAATGGTGGAGATCCGGATTTAATAAATTTACCTGAATACGAACAAACCTATTTTAAAACAACCAATATGTTACAGATTGTAATACAGGCATCAGTTCTTAATACAATTTTAAATATATTAGATTCGCGTATTTTATATGTTTTAACTACTGACACTACCCTACCTATAACAGTAAAATTTAATGGAACAACATATGGATTAAAAAATATATTAAAAATAGATTTTATTAATTTTACATCATTAAGCGCAATATATAATGATATTGTAATTACATCATATGTATTACCAAATTATTTAAATATCTTACAATTAAATTCGCAATTAAGTGTGAAGATAACGCCGATTACTGATACTTATGATTTTGATTTTAATAATTTTAGTGAATTATATACAGTTATTAATTTAGAGACACTTTTAAATGGAAGTTATAAAATAACACTATCATTAAGCACCTTTCAATTTGAAGTTAATTTAATTAATAGATATATATTTGTTTACTACAATATTACAATTGATAATGATGTGAATTTGCCAATATGTATATTACAGATTTCTAATTACTATATAATTGATGGTCAAATGATTATAATTGGTATTCCATTAACATTTACTAATACAACATTTGATAGTACTCTATTGTACTTGGTTAATAATCAATATTTATTAGAAAATAATACTCAAAATAGTAATAATAATGATATTAAAAAAATAAGTACAAATTCAATTGCTTCTGATTCTATTAATATCTATAATAATTATATTTCAAACTCTACAAATGTAAATTTTAACTTAGATGGTACAATTACAACTGAAAATACTCAGAAAAAAACATTCACTTCTAATTTTACTAATTATATCATTAATAATTTAAACGATGATTATTCTATTCTCTATAATATTATTTCATCTATTTTTAAACAACCTTATCAATACGTTAATGTTTATAATTATGCTACAAATTTATATTTTAAAGTTCTTACTATTTATGACGGCGGAGGTCGTTTAACATTATCAGGTATTGGATTATCTACATTTACATTACAAGATTATGCTGGGAATTCAGTTATGGTAAAATTTTTAACTGCTATTCTAAATAAAAATTTTGATGGATTAACTATCACTAATAATTATTATCTTACTTTAATTAATGATGCCATTGCTACCTATAATGGAAATTATCAACAAAATTGGAATAGCATTAATACAACAATTCAGAATTCATCATATATGACTGTACTTAATCAAACCATCAATTATATTGAAAATACTAATCAATTTATTCAATTAGGTATTGATTCAAATATTCATTTAAGTACACATACAGCACAAGTAGATGTATTAAGTGGTACGTCATTAATTACATCACTATACTTAAACAGTGGTAATTTTTCAAATATAAATGGTTACAAATTAAACATAAATATAAATACATATGGTACAAATTTAAATGGTTTATTTTCGATAAAAAATAGTTACGTTGTTAAGAATGTAAGTGATGCAAATTTATATATAGCAAATATTAATGTAATAACATATGCTGATACAAATTATTTTACAAATCTCAATACATTTATAAATACTTCAACAATTCTTAATTCAAAAGCAAGTATTCATGCTAATTATATTTTTGAAGATTATATTTTAAGTTTTTATGATTATATACAAACAATTGTAAATATCTACTTTGATTATAATTATATACCATATTACCCAATTACACCACCTTATTATAATATTCCAGTACCAAGTATTATTACTTTATTAGATAATAATCTATTATTCAAATATATAACTATTGGATTTCATAAAATACTAAACTTAGTGAATAGTCGTATTGGTGTTTTAAAATCTGAATTAGCAGAAGATGTAGTTAATACTTACATTACATTTCTAAGTGATTTTGAATATTTAACTGATGGAATTAAATTAACCTATTATTTCTATAATAATATTGTGAATGATTTTTATAATGAAAATATGATTAATGGTTACTATTTTTATAACTCGTATGCTAACTCTAATATAATTGCTAATATTTATGCTGTTACCTCTAATATAAAACCATATACATCATTCTCATCCTTCATTAATTATACCATTAGTGGTGATAATATGTTTGATACCTTGCCAGGTAAACTATTTAAGACGTATCTTTATTACAATTATGGGAAACAATTATATTATTCGAATAGTAATGTATTAGATATTTCTGGGATACGCAGTTCTAATTTTAACAATAATAGTGTTGCTAATTTAAATGTTAACTTAAGTAATATTTCAACTATGTATGATGTAGCAAATATTAAAACATATTTAAATACAGTAAGTTCAACTACATTTCCTTTCCAAAATTTTAAGTATGATATGAATCCTCATTTATATTATGCTTATTTAAATTTAGGATATATTGAAAATTTAATCTCATTACAAACTCTTGGAAATGTAAACCTTAAAATTAAAAATTATACGAACTTTAAATATACTGATATTGATAATGTTATTACAAATGTTCTTGGATTTTATTCAGGAACTGCCAATTTAAATGTTGCTTCTGGTGGTAAAATTAATAATATCCAATTTAATCCTTCATCACTTTATTACGGAAATGTAATTAATTATTCATCAACAACTGATAACATTCTAAAGTATAATAAAAACTCAATTAATTTAATTCTGAATGACTTGGTAACTTATTCAACCTACCGAATACCATCAACAAATGTAAATCAACAATTAATAAATACCGCAAATATCTATGTTAATGATGTTAAACGCCTAATAATATATTTTAATGATAACATAGATAACTTATCAATTTTACGATATGTATTATTAAATGATACTACACTTTCAGCAACACAATTAAATAATAATTTATATGTACCAAATTATTCTGGCTTTGCTACATTGGGTGTAAACGACTATAATTTACAATATTTTATCCCAGATAGTATGTACAATTCTGTTAATGTTTATAGAAGTTCATATGATTATAATCAAATTATAACGAGTTTCGATAATGATACCCAAAATTATTATAATTATTTAACAGCTCTAAATAATACTGAATTAATTGGTTCATCATTAAAAAATACATCTGATCTTTTATCATTAACTTATGTAACTGCCGATGTTTATAAATTAGTTAATACTCGTAATATTTATGGAAAAATTACAATTGATCCTACTCAATTAGTAAATATTAAAACGTTTTTACAAAATGATCAAAAATTATTTTCAGATAATTATAAATATTATGTAAATAATTTAGCACTCTTAGAATTGGAAGATAATATCGAATTGAATACTATTAATAATACTATTAAATCAATTAATCTAAATTCTGGATCATATGCCCCTACTCTCTCTTCTATGGATCAGTTTGATTCTTATACGCGACAACTATTTAGTTATAATATCGATACTGTTCAAGATTACGTATATAGTGTTACTCCAAGTTTAACTAATTCATTCTCAAAAACATCCAATATCAGTAATATATTCATGTATAATATACCTCTGTTAGATACTAATATTTATGAAAATTTTTGTAAAACATATGAATATCAAATAAGAAGAATACAATCTTATTTCTTAAATGATGTTGATGATAATAATGACTCTGATTTAAACTATTTAAAACCATTTTATGCTATTGAAAATGAAGATATTCGGTTTTATAATCCTCTTTTTATTGGACAAGTAAATAAATATTTTAACTATGAGATACCCTCAGAAGTTGTAACTGATATTGGATCATTACATAAATTAGATGGAAACTTTAATTTAAAAGATTACAAAATTCAAAGAATGACAAACAATGCTGTTTTTTATGCGGAAGTTCTTAAAATATTAGATACAACTGTTGTAAGAAGTACTGGAGTTTATCTTATTAATAATACCCCTCTTAATAGCAATCAATTAAATTATATTTTTAATTTTTTAACAAATAATATCGTCTATCAAAATTATGTTCGCAATGCTGACACTGGTACTGAACAATATTCATACAAAGACCCTTACAGTTTAGTTAGTTTTGGTGATATTACATTCTTTTCAAACGGAAATACTACACCACTTAATATACCAATTATAAATTTGTATGCTTATAATTATATTAATTTAAGCACTTTAAATAATCAAACTGAAAATATTAATGCGATTGTATTTAATTATATTGTATTATACTTGTTATGTGATTTATATTTATTAGATGGAAAAATGAGAGCAAGTTATGCTGATATATCAAGTATTAATACCAAATATTTTACTACAAAAAATTACGATATTTTATTTAGAACATTAGTTAGCGAGTATTTCTATTTAATACTACGAGGAAAATTAGTGACGGAAGAAGATAAAGTTATTAACATTTCTTATAAAAATATATATAATTTAGTATCATTACCATTAAACTATCGATTATATAATTCTAATTCACAAAATGCTGGATATGACAAATTAATTCAATATTATATGTACAGTACTTATGAAAATACCAAAAATAGTTATGATTTATTTAATGTTCAAGATACATATAAAATTCCATCAATAATAAATAATCATTATTTTTCTGAAAACTTTGCTATTATATACAGTGTTAAAGATGCTTTCAACGATCAAAATTTTCAACATTTGATTGATTTAACCAATTACAATAATAAGTATTACCAATTCAGTAATGTTTATGGAACCGATCCAAAATTACATGATCAATACTTGGCTAATATGAAAATTGCTAGTTCATTTACTTTTTTTGGTAATTTAGTTGTTACAAATGATGATTATACTAATTTAATGGCAAGTCCATTAATGGATCCTAATATTTATAATGCTGTATTTTATATTGATTCAGCTGCTGGTAATTTAATGATAAATATGAATGATTTAAGAGAAATTAAAAAGAATATTTTACTATATTATTACAATGAGATTAAAAATTCAAATATCATTAATAATGTCTTTTCATTAGATTCCAATAATAATAATATTCAAGCAACAACCATTAATAATTTAACATACAATGGTAATTTAATTAGTGAAATAGATATCAATTTACAAAATAAAACTTTTTCCATACAAAAATATTATCCAGGTAATGCTAATTTTAATCTTCAAACTATTTCATCGTTAGTAGGTTGGTTTGATTCTTCTGATAGTTCTAATATATATAAAACTAATGGAGGATCAGCAAATGTTAGAGTTAATGGTGATCCAGTTGGTGGATGGAATAATAAAGCAACTAATAATCATGGCTATCAATTATATCAGAATAATCTTGGTTTAAGACCGTCTTGGAATTCAAGTGGAGGAATATATTTTAATGGTAGTAAATATCTAAATACATCACTAGTATTAAACACTAAATCAACAGTTTTTATTGTAACCGATACTGCTAAAACTGGTGGCTATATTTCTTATTTTGATAATGGGAATGTATATCAAAATGGTAACATTCAGGGACCAACATTGTGGACAGATGGACCATTTGGTAATTATGTATATGATGATTATTCATTTAATTATGAAAATTATATAGGAATAAACGGTACTGGAAAAAATATAATATCATTTGAACGAGTAGATGGTGAGTACTTAAATGGATTTTTTAACGGGTATCAAACTATTACTGATATAACAGATCCCAGCTTTGGTACAACCGGAAATGTTGCTATAAGTATTATACCTGGATATTTAGATACTGGTCGAAATTTGATAGAATCAATTAACGGAAACATATTTGAAATATTAATATTTGATGATATTTTAACTCAGGATAATAAAAACAATATTAATTTATATTTGGCTTCTAAATGGAACTTTAAGACAAAGATTAACAATGAAGATTATATTCAATATTATTATTTTCCATTTGATTATTTACCTAAATTGTATACCTATAATGTTTCAGATGGAAACTTAATAATCAGTCATACACAATATTTTGATTCAACCTTTTCAAACATCTATGATACTGTCTATTTAGAATTAAGAAATTTTTATAATGATATTACTTCTAATGTGTATGATTTAAACGTTGTTCCAATTGTAAATTATCTTTATTTCAGTGATGTAATTGATGATATATCAACCTTAGTTTTCACAACAATTTTTAATTATAATCTAAATATAAACTCTGATAATTTTAATATCGTAAATGGTAATATTATAATAGATCCAACATTTTTGAATAACTATAATGAATACATTAATGTGATAAATAATTATACAAACTTTTTTACCATTAAAGATTCATTTGAATTTGTATTAGATCCTTTAAAGTTTGATACTAATTATATATCATATAAATTAATGAATGCTGGAGCAAAACAAAACTCAAATGCCAACATATATTACCAAAAATTACCCAAACTATTAGAAAAAACAAGTATTATACCATTAAATACGAGTGATCGATTACATAATTTTGATCAATTAGTTAATTTATTTTTTAATGTATCAATAAATGGATTTTTATACTATGATAAACTAATCTTATCAAATCCAATACTCGGAAATACCACCATTCCTACAACTCCAAATAATACTAATTATCAAACAGGTACTTATAATTATGCTATTTATGCTACAGATGGTGATTCGAATGTGCTATTATTGAATAATGTAATTGATATTAATAATAAAAAAGATAATTTGGAAGATGAAAAACTAAAAATATATAATAATACTGTTTCACAAATTAATCAAACAAAAAATGATATTAAAAATTATAATTATGTTAATAAATTAATATATCAAATAAATCATCGTCCACCAAATGCTGTTGTAAGTTGGATTGAAAAATTAGGTATATTCATTAGTAATTACTTTGAATTATATATTGGTGGTGAAATTATTGAAAGAATTGAAGATCATGCTATTAATGTAATGTATGAATTAATGTTACCACTCGAAATGAGAAAAGTTGCAGCAAAAATGATGGGTGAAGTTCCAAGATTAGTTATTAAACAACCTCAATTAGGGACTTATGTTTTATATATAGATCTTCCATTTTTCTTTAATAGATATAAAACTACCCATGGATTAGCCATTCCTTTGATAGCATTATTATACAGTAAATTGAATTTGAAATTTGAATTAAAGAAATTAGAGGAATTATTAAATTATTTACCATATACTCATATTAAGAGAAAGACAAAATTAAAAATGTCATTATTAGCAGATTATATATTATTAGATTTTCAAGAAAGAAAGAGATTTGCGGAATCAAAACATGAATATGTAATAGAACAACAGCAATATTCAACCGTTAATATATCATCATTTACCGAAATTAGTAAAATTAAATTTAACTTTAAAAATCCTACTAAATTAATGGTGTGGTTTGCTCAATTAAAAGATAAAGTAGATAAAAAACAATATTATAACTATACAAATAATGACTATTATTACAATATAAATAAATACGTTGATGCTGATGAAACTGATAATGCCTATTTAAGAGAATTAGCAAAATTGTATAAATATTTAGTTAATGATTTGATGGCTCGCAATAATGGATCCACTATATTTAATCCTTTAGAAATATTAAAAATGCCACCAGAAAATCATAATAGTACAACACTAAGAAAACTTAAATATGCTGCTTATCCTAAATCTCCACCATTAATATTAAATTCAGAATTAAAAGTTAATGGGCATACTAGATTTGATGCTGATTTCTATGAAACTCAATTAATAAGACCTTATACATATTTTAACAAATCTGAAATATTGGGTATTAACGCTTATAATTTTGGTGTGTATCCAATGTTAGCACAACCATCTGGAAGCATTAATTTTAGTTTTTTAAATGATATTAATTTATATCTAACTATGTCAAAAATTCCAGATCAAGAAATGGAAATTAAAACTATGACTATTTCTTATAATTTATTTCGTATAATGAGTGGATATGGTGGATTGGCGTTTGATACTATTTAACGATTTAACATCTTTAACCTGTTTACCATCTTTAACCTATTTAACCTGTTTACCATCTTTAACCTATTTAACCTGTTTACCATCTTTAACCTATTTAGATATTTTAACCGCTTAATAATAACCATTATATGGTTAACATTAACCGATTCCAAGTAAGTAATACCGATTATAAAAGTATAAAGTTGAGTAGGGTAATTAGTTTATATATATAAATAAAATACTAGTATATTATAAGAAGAAATGGGAGGTGGTTTAGTTCAACTTGCTGGATATGGAATTCAAGATATGTATTTAACAGATAAGCCAACAATAACATATTTTAAAATGGTTTATAAAAGACACACTAATTTTTCATCTGAAAGTATTCCACAATATTTTCAGAATCAGCCTAATTTTGGTGCTAGATATACTTGTAATATAGCAAAAAACGGTGACTTAATTGGAGAAATTTATTTATGTGTAACATTACCAACAATACCAAAAATAATTGATACTAATTTTATTAATCAAGACACTAGTTTAAAAAATACTGTAATAACGGCATGGCCTGAAAATGTAGGATTTGCCTTAATTAAATCAATTGAATTTGAAATAGGTGGTAAGATAATAGATAAATTATATGGAGATTGGTTAAATATTTGGCATGAAATAAGTCAAAGAAATAACAAACCAGCATTAGATCAAATGATTGGTAATATTCCTCAATTAAAGAAATATAATAATGGTGTTGGTTCATATTTATTACATATACCAATACCATTTTATTTTTGTAAATATAAGGGATTAGCTCTTCCATTAATAGCTTTGGAATACAGTGATGTTCGTATTAATGTAGAATTTAACAGTTTAAAAGACGTAGTGGTAATTGGACCGACAAATTACATTCAAATTAGTGAAAATGTTGTTAATTTTGCTCCGAATGAATATATTTATCAGATTGTAAATAATGCTCCAGTTTATGCGAAATTTATAAAATATGATGTTTTAACAAATCGCTTATACTATATACAGGTAAACAGTACATTAAGTTTTAGTAGTGGAACAACTATATTTGGAACAACAACTGGATATACAGTTATGCCAACAGGAATTGAAGTAAATTATATGAGTAAAATTAACAGTGTATTTAACATGGATAATATTACTCTTGGTTCTACATTTTTATACGTAGATTATATTTTCCTGGATAACAATGAGCGATTAAAATTTGCCAAATCAAATCACGAATACTTAATTGAACAATTACAATTTGACAATGATAAAGTCCTCTATAACAATAATAATAAAATTAATATTCTTTATAATCATCCAACAAAAGCCATGTTTTTTGTAACTCAATATCAATACATTCAAAATTCTAATTTAAATGATATTTTTAATTATACAACATCTTATGATAAAAAAATAGGGAATAATATTGTAACTAATGTACAGTTTTTACTAAATGGCAAGGATCGTATCACTCCAAGATCATCACAATACTATTCTTGGCTACAAAATTATCAGAATTATATTAATACAGCATCTGAAGGAATCAATATTTATTCCTTTTCTCTTAATTCTACAGAATATCAACCAAGTGGATCGTGTAATTTTTCTAGAATAGATGATATCAGCTTGATATTAACAGTAGATAAATCAGTTAATTACAGTAATCCAATTGTTGGAAGAATTTATGCTATTAGTTATAATGTATTGCGAATTATGAATGGAATTGGAGGGTTAGCATTTGATAGTTAAATTATAGATATAATTATTACTATTTGTGATAAATTAAAATTGGTCAACTACCGACCCATTTAGAGAGATGATCACACGGAGTCTCTTATTCTCTAATTTCCGTCTCTGGATGATCAGGAAATATGAGAGAATGTACAAACACATTACTGGCGGTACCAGTTGGTCGCGACGAACGTACGATGTCAGCAGGTTTTGCCCGTTGAGCGAGATAATGACACGGAGCCTCTTATTCTCCATTTTCTGTCTCTCGATGGAGAGAATGTAATAGAGGATGTATATATATATGAGTGGATTTACCATTGTTTGGTAGCGATGAACGTGTTTTGCCATCGAGATTTTGATAATGTAAAAGTGATATAAATTAAATTTCAATTTTTATTACCTAATTAACCTATTTACCTATTTAACTGTTTACTAATTCAAACGACATATTATTCCGCGTACACTAGTTTAACTATATGGAACGATAAATTATTCCGCGTACACTAGTTTAACTATATGACGATATATTATTCCGCACACACTACTATATAGGACGATATATTGTTCCGCGTACACTAGTTTAACTATATGGGACGATTTATTGTACCGCGCACACTACTATATGGGACGATTTATTATTTCACGTACCCTAGTTTAACTATGTGATGATATATTGTACCGCATACATTCAGTAAACCAGCTTTAATAAGCTTAAGCTTAAACCAACTTTAATAAGCTTAAGCTTAAACCAACTTTAAAAATATAAATTTATTTCCCCGTCGACCCAAACCCTCCCTCCCCACGTTCCGTAGCATCCAACTCCGCAACAAACGCCACATTAAACGGTTCCAAAGTTGGCATACATAATTGAAACAATCTATCACCACGCTTGACTTCATAAACAGAACTCGATGTATTATAAACTTTGGCCATAATATTACCACGATAACCATAATCTATGATTCCAACCGAATTTGCCATCATTAGTGGAGTCTTTGAAATAGATGATCGGGGATAAAGATAATAACCGGATACTTTTTGAAATAGGGGTGAACATTGGATTTCAAAGTCTAGAGTAGCAGTGGATTTCGGAGGAACGGATACATCTTTAGAACAATACAAATCATATCCACTGTCAGTACTGAAGTTGGAACGAACTTTGTAGAATTCAGAGAGGGTTGCGTCAAGGAGTTTGATGTTGAGATGGTTCATTTTTAATTGATATACATATAATGGGTATATGTGTATGAATTTTGGAAATCAATTTTTTAATTAAACTATGAATGAAATGAATAGTTTAAATAAAAATTGGTGTGAGCGTAAGCGAGAGCTCAATTTTTATATTTGGTGAATGAAATGAATAGTTTAAATAAAAATTAGTGTGAGCGTAAGCGAGAGCTCAATTTTTATTTGGTGAATGAAATGAATGTTTATTTAGTGAATATAATGATGTTTTAATTATTGTGATACTAAATTATAAGTAATACCATTTAATGTTATCAATACACGAGTTAATTTATTCTCGAGTGATTGACGAACTTTATTAACTTCATTGTAGGTTTTAGCAATGGTAGCAATATCTTTGGCAGAATATGTAACTCCATCTTTGGGTGTAAATCTACCAGTTGCGATAGCATTATTAACTGAGATTAAATTATCGCGATTATTTTTAACTTGAGTTTCGGTATCCTTTAATTTTTGAACTAGGGCTTCAATTCTTTGATCGGTATCTGCTGAGATAGATGAACCAGATTCTCTAACACGACTTCTTAATGTTGCTATTGCTGTTTCTAAAGATGATGAAATAAATGATTCATCGGCAATTGGTCTGAAGGGACCAATTAAACCAAATCCTCCTTTTTGGATAGCAATGTCATATCCACCACCTCTCATTTCTATGGGGTGATCAGTTGGTGGACTAAACATTGCACCACCGCGGAAGTCGATGGCTATACCGGGAGCACTGGCCATACCGGGAAATCCCATAAAATCGGGTAAGAAACTGCCATTACCGGGAGTGGCTACGGTTAACTTGCTTCTTTGTCTTCGGACTAAATTTTCAAGACGTAACATAGCGGGATTTAGAGTGGATAAACTTAAATTACCGAAACTATTGACTTCTAATTTATTAGTATTTAAAATTAATGGTAATGGATCACCAACGTATTGTTTCAATGATTTCTTTAATTGGGCTAGATTGGCTAATAAACTTAATACTTCGGTTGCCTTACATTCTAATACAGCAGCCATGGCTTCTTTTTCAGCATCGGTCAAAAGTAAGGATGCGATGTAATCACTAGAATTTCTAGGTTTCCAGCCTTCAGGTAAACGTTTGATGTTTAATGGAGCAAATACTATTTGAGCAATAAATTTATGAGCACTGGTATTGGCGGAAACAGAGGGTAATGATTTGTAGACTGTGCGGATGGCGTTTACGATTTCGTTTTGTTGGGCGAGTGTTATGCTATTGATAGCAGCGATAGCACCGACGCCAGCAAGGGCTAATGGTATTGCTGGTGGAGCTACAACAGGCGCTGCTGGTATAGCAGGTCTTACTCCCACAGCTACACCTCTAGCTCCTCCAGCTGGAACAATAATTACTCGACCGGCAGGATTATTCACCATTTCCATCAATCTGAGAGTAATATATGCTGTAACTTGACCAGCATTTGCTGGTTCAGTATTTATAGGTAAAGCAACCGCATTTGCAGCACCAACATCTCCTTCAAAAAATTCACGAACCAGTTCTCCACGATACTTTGTTTGGAAATATTTTAAAAAACTAGTTCTATTATTAAGATTTTTTAATTGACTTACAATATTATCAGCTGCTAAATTGGCAGCAGCATTTGGAACAGCAGCTGCTGCTGCTAAGGCATCATTTATTTGTAAATTACCAATATAATTACGAGAAGCTGTGATTCGGGCATCGTAAGCATTGGCTGCGGGAGCACCAACAGGAGCAGGAGCAAGAGCAACCGCAGTAACTACCACCGTAGCAAGTTCATTATGTAATCTTACTAATTCAGCAAGATCTGGAACACCAACACCACCAATTACTGCTGGTGGAGCAGAAGCTAAAATTGCCGCATCTAATTGACCACATAAAACTCCCATACGACCAGCAATGGCACCACCACCACCACCAGCAGCAAGTAATGGTCCTTCCCATCCTAATTGAACAGCATCCGCAGCAATCAATAATCGGTCAAGAGCACCTCGTACTTCCTCAATTCGTAATACTCCAGCATCATTACCCGTATTACGAATATATCTTAAGACACCTGTAGCCCTATCTTCAATTCTATCAATAGCAGTAATAGTATACCCAGTATTCGCAGGTATTTGAGCTGCTACATGATGTTCTAATACATTACGAAGATTAGCAAATGGAACTAAAGCACCATTAAAACTATCTCTTACAAAAACATTTTTTAATTCTTGAGTTGCGGAAATTACTGAATGATTACCAACTGTATTATCATCGTTAATTTCAACACCATTTTTAGTAGCAGAAGCAACATCAATTTGAGCAGCAGCATCTAAGAGACTTTCAATAAGTCTTCTCTTACTAGATAGAATTTCTTTGGCTTTTGCGAAGATTTTTTTATTATTGTCAACAGCAGCAGTGCCACGATTGGTTTGGAACCACTTTCTAATTTCCACGGAATTGACTTGATTCCCAACACCTGGAAATACTACTGGTACAATAGGTCCTGGAGCAGGAGCTTCATCAATACATAATACTTCAGCAGGACCACCTGGAACAGCCCGATCAGTTTCAATTGTAGCAACGTCATTAATAATTGTTAACAATTCATTAATTGTTTCTTTAACATGAGTAGCATCATTTGGATTAAAATCATCGGCATTTGATGGATAGACTTCAGGATCTACTTCTGCTACACTGAACATTGAATTATCTTTTCTTTGTCTTCTTGAGAACATATTTAAACTATTATATATATTAAAATATATAATATTTTATTAACTAAATTAATTTTGGAAACTTTGAGTTACTCCATTGAGAGTAATCATTACACGAGTTAATTTATTTTCTAATGATTGACGCATTTTATTAACTTCATTGTAGGTTTTGGCAACAGTGGCAATATCTTTAGCAGAATATGGTTTAGATGGATCGACTACAAATCTACCACTGGAAATAGCATTGTTCATTGCGATTAAGTTGTCACGATTGTTCTTAACTTGGGTTTCAGTTTTCTTGAGACTTTCTACAAGGCCATCAATCTTTTGAGTAGTATCAGCAGATAATGAACCTTTACCACTGGTAATTCTATCTTTTAATGATTGGATGGCAGCATCTAATGATGATGAAATAAATGATTCATCGGTTATGGGTCTGAATGGACCAATTAAACCAGAATAACCACCTTTCATCATTCCAATGTTGTAGCCACCACCTCTCATTTCGATAGGGAAATCAGTGGGTGGTGCTACCATTGCTCCACCTAACATGCCAGGAGGGAAACCGGGAAGCATACCGGGGATGGCGATACTGATGGAACCGGGGACACCGACATTGGCCATGGTTTGTGGGGTAGCTTTTCTGCGGATAATGTTCATGAATCTTAACATTTGGGGATTCAATGAGCCTAAGTTCATGTTTTGGAATGTATTAATAGCAAGGTCATTTTTAAATTTCTTTAATTGGACAGTGGTGGTATAATCTTGTAAATCCTTTAATGCTTTGATAAATACAGGGCTACGACTGATTTTAGGAATGACTTCTTCAGAACTACAACTTAAAATAGCAGCTAATCCCTTTTTGTCAGCATCAGTTAAAGCAAGAACACCCAAGAATTCT